CGCGCGTCTCGTCCGGATAGCATCCCGGCAGCTTATAGACGGGTTCGCCGGAGCCCGCGGTGACCTCACGGCGTTCGCCGCCCGCCACATCCTGCCACGCCGCCACGACAGACGCGTACTTCGCCCGGCCCGTGGCCGTAACCTCGTAGGATTGGATTTGCCCGGCCGACACGGTCACGGCGGGCATGGCCTTGCCGCTGGTGCTCGCCGCTGCCCCGCGCGCCGTGAACAACAGGAACCCCGCCGCTGGCTTGGCCACGGCGTCATATTCCCGGGACAGTCGCATGAGGAGCTGCAGGTCGCTCTCTTCCGTTTGGTCGAGGTGATCAAGCCGCACCTCGGCCAGGGCCGCAGAAACCTTCGGGGTCAGGCCGTAGCCCGCGGCGACGTCGGCCACGATCTTGCGCAGCGTCGCGCCGTCCCAGGACCGGGTCCGGATCTGCTTCATGGTGCCGCGCATGTCGGCAGCAGTGCCCCGGATCGTCAGGGAGCGCGGCCAGCCGCTTTCGGCCAGTTCGTCGACGGCATACTGCCCCATCAACTGCGTGCCCGTCTCCTCGTAGCCCAGCGACACGGCCAAAATGACCCCTACGCGAGGTACCGCCACCAAGCCGTCGCGGTTATCTATCCGGATGTCTACTGTGTCCGCAGACACCCCCGCCTTATCCAGCACCTTGAGCCCCACCAGACGGTCCTGAATTCGGGCTGTCACATCCGTGCCGTTGGCTGTGATGCGGAACGTCGGTCGCATCAGTCCCAAAGCCTCACGGCCTGCTGCGCGGCCGGAGCGGCCACGTCGGGCAGGAGGATGACGACACCGGCGGGCAGCGCCGCGCCTCTGGACGCCAGGCCGGGGTTGGCCTTGAGCACGGCTTCGGCCGTGCCCACGCGGCTGCCGTAGTGCGACCAGCATATGGCGTCGAGCACGTCGCCGTCCTTGGTCACGTAGTAGGTGGCCACCTACGCATCCTCCCCGTAGCGCGACATCCGCAGGGAAAACTCCACCTTCTTCGGCACGCCGCCCGGCAGGAACACCGTCTGCGTCTCGCTGATTTCCTCGATGACGTACTTGCCCCAGGCCACGCCCCGGCCGTCCGTCAGGATCAACGGCTTGCCGCGCCCGGCCTCGGCGCGCATGGCGTCGAGCTGGCCGAGCCCGCCCTGGAAGGTCGGCAGGATCACGCCCTCCAGCTCCACGGTCTCACGGCCCTTGCCGGTGAACTGCAGGCCCGGCTCGCGTCCGAACCTGGGTTGCTCGGCCCACGAATAGGGCGTGGTGCGGCGCAACCGCTGATAGGCGGCCGTGGAGAGGGCAAAACGGTAGCCACCCAGGGCCATCATCACCGTGCTAGTCATAGAGTCGCTCCGACGGATCCATGCGCCGCTCCACCTTGCGCGCCACCCTGTCGGCCAGCGCCTCCTCGTTCATCCCCTCCGACGGGTGCACGTGGATGGTGACGGGTCCGGCGGCGGCCTGTGCGGCAGGTTGGGCCCCGCCCTCCACCGCGTCGGACACGGCAGTCCCAGCCTTTTCGCCGAGCCAGTCGCCGAGCGCGCCGCCGAGGGTCGCGCCGATGACGGTGCCAAACCCCGGCACAACGGACCCGACCAGTCCGCCCAGGGTCGCACCGAGCGCGCCGCCGCCCACGCGGCCGACAGCGCCCCCCAGCGCCCCGCGCTCGCCGCTCGTGGCCGCCGAGGCGATGTCCGCGATGCCCATCACGGCCGCCAGCGGCCGGAACGCCTTGCCCAGCAGACGCCCGCCCTTGCCCAGCAGCCCGCCGCCACCCCGCAGCGTCCTGGCGATGGCCCCCTCGCCGAACAGACGGCTCACGCGGCCCGTGCCCCGCGTGGTGGCGGCGATGGCGCCGCCACCCGCCCCGGCCGCCCGGCCGCGACGGCTCCGGGCCCGGCTCCGGCCGAACTCGCCCACGTCGGCGAGACCGCCGCCACCCGGCCAGTTGACCACGCGCACGTCCATGATTCCGGCGGCACCGGCGGCACCAGCCAGCCCACCGGCAGCGGCAGCGCCGCCCTTGCCGAACCACCCCCGGACGGTCTGGACGCCCTTGTAGAGTTTGCGCCCCACGACCAGGGAGCCGACCACCCCGGCCGCGGTCGTCAGGCCGGTGAACAGGGTGTCGGCCCCTCCGGCGCCGAGTTTGTCCACCAGCCCGGCCAGCTCCGAGATGGGCGCCGTCAGCCGAGAGTCGGCGAACCGGGACCAAGCGGCCATCATTAGTTCCATGGACTTGTTAAAAGTCTTGGATACCTGCTCGGCATCGGCAGTTACGGCCTTGCCGTCCCCCTTCACCTCCAGGAGGGCCTGAAATTTCTTGCGCCCTTCCTCGCCCGTCAACACCCTCATGATTTTGAGGGACTCGTCGGAAAAGATTTGGGATGCCTGCAATTGCGAAATATCGTTATCCGTTGCGGCCAAGATTTCATTCAGGACCTGGGGGACGGAGCGGGCGATCTTGCGTCCAGCCTTCATGCTTGCATCTTCATCCCAAAGTTCGACCCCAAGGCCCTGGACATTGTCGGCATTGGCCACCAGATCGCGGGTCATCGCCTCCACTGCCGTGGACGCGGACGAAGACTCCCCCGTGCCCATGAAGCCCACCTGAAGCAGGGCGCCCATTTCCCGGAGGGCGGGGACACCGACGCGGCCTAGGGAGGAATATGCGGCTGCCGCGCGCGGGGCGAACTGCGCTAGGTCCCGTAGCGGATAGGCCGCCATCTTCCCCTGATTGATAAGTAGATCCATGGACTCCAACGCCTTCCCCAGTCCGAATTTTTCCTTGATGTCGCTGAACAGCGCGCCTACGTCGCTTCCAGCGGACCCCGTGGCCTGAATGACGGCGGCCAGCCCTTGAAGATTGTTTTTGGCCAAGCTTAAATCGCCCGTCTTTTCGACAATCTTCTCGACAGCGCTCGTGAGTTCCGAGGGGTCCAGTCTGATGCCGTCACTCATCGCCACGGCGTAAATTTGCTGTTTGAGCTGGCCGATGGCATCTTTTGAGGTATTGGCTTGAATACCAAGCCGTACAAACCGTTCTTCAAGGTTCCCCACCTGGCGCACGGTGGCCACCACGCCAACCCCGGCGGTCAGCGCGGCGAGCCGCCCGCCCAGCCCGTCGAGCACCTTGCCCGCGCCCGTGGACGCGGCGGCCGTTGCGCGCAATGCCCCGGTGGCCCGCCCCAGCCGCTGCGCCAGGCGTTGCGATCCGGTTCCGGCGCGCTCCACGGCGCGGCCGAAGGTCGTGGTCCGCCGGGCCGCCTCCTGCGCGGCCGCGCCCTCGCGCCGGGCGGCGCGCTCGGCGGCATGCGACGATGCGGCCGCCGCCCGGCCGACGCCCTGCACGTCCCGCGCGGCGGCGCGCGCACCCGCCTTGAGGTTGCGGTCCCTCCAGCGGACGCCGACGGATGCGACGAACTCCTTCATTATCGTTACCGTTTCCCGGGCGTGAGGGTTTTAAGGGTGTGGATGGCCGCCGCCTCCCAGTCCGGGAGGTCGGCGAGCGGCATGCGGAGCACCTCGCCGAGCGGCTGGCGCAGCACAATGGCCAACAGGGCGACGCGCTGCATCATGTCGCGGGCAGATCCCCGGGCGCAGGATCGGACTCCCCCGGGGGGACCGCGGCGGCCTCCTCCATGACCATCCTGTTGTAGGCCACGTCCAGCTGCGCGAAGTCCGCCATGTGCAACCGGTTGATGACCTCGAACGGCTGCCCGCAGCAGCGTGCGTACAGGTGCGCGTCCTGCTCCATCTCTTCCTTCGATGCCTTGCGGGCGGCGATCACGTCCATGACCAGGGGCGGCCGCATGGACAGCGTCTCGATGCGCTGGCCGTCCGCCTCGACCGGGTTTTTCAGCTTGATGAGCATGTTGTCTCCCTGCAGGGGGTTACAGGCCCAGGGCCTTGCGCTGGCTCTCCAGCTGGTCCTTGCCGCCGATCTTGCGGATCATGTTGACCACGTCGATCTCCACCACGACCTCGGAGTTGATGGTCAGCTTGTAGTAGCGGGCCGCGATGGACGCCTTGAGGGTGCCCACTTCGCCCGGCTTCCACGTGCCGGAATCCATCTCCTTGTAACGGCCGCGCAGCTCGCAGATCACGGCCACGGCATCACCGTCGTCCTGCATCAGGCCGCGGAGGGTCACCGCCACGGCCTCGCCGTCCACCAGGCCGAAGAGCTTGAAGAGGGCAGCGTCGTACTCGGAGAACGTCATGGTCGCCTCAAGCTTCTCCATGCCCATGTCCACCTCGATCGGCGCATCCATGCCGCCGCCCCGGTATTCTTCGCCTTTGATGGTCAGCTTGGGCGGCTCCAGCTCGGAGACGCGGCCCGCGTACCCCTGGCCATCCACAAACGCGGTGAGGTTTTTCAGTATCTTGGGGAGCATTCTTCCTCCTTGGTTAGGCGGTGGCCTCGAGGACCTGGTCCACCAGCTCCTCGTAGTAGCCGTCCTCGCGGTGCGCGCGGAAGGTCAGCCGTTCCAGCGGCGCGGGGGGCTCGATGTCGAAGTCGATGTACAGCTTGCCCGCCTTGAGCGTCGCGGCGGTGTTCAGCTCGGGGTCCAGCCAGCATTCGCCACCGAGGATCGCGCCCTTGGCGCGCAGCTCGCGCAGGTAGGCGTTGACCGTGCCCTGGACGTCCAGGACCAGGTTGGCGGACATGGGCCGGTCCATGGCCCAGAGCATGGCGCCCTCGATGGACTCGTAGATCATGTCGGCGGTTCGGCGGACGGACAAAAAGGCCCACTGGCTGTCGCTGCTCGTGGTCCGGTTGCCCCACAGCCGGTAGCCGTCGGACTGGACGATGGTGGCCACCTCGGATTCGTTGAGCAGGTTGGCTTCGCAGTTGGGGTTGGAGAGCGTGAAGCCGATGGGGCGCGCAACGCCCACGATGCCGGAAATGACCTGGTTCGACGGGCTCCACCAGAAGCCCTTGTCGTTGTCCATCTTGGCGATGAGCCCGGCCACGCGCGCCGAGGCGGGCTGGGACACGGCCGCATCCAGGTCGGTGTCCCAGACCTTGACGAACGGATCCACGACGTAGATGCGCGCCGAGCCCCAATCTTCGCGGTAGGTGATGGCGTCCGCGTAGGTGGTGTTGGGCCCGTCGGCGATGACCACGGCGCGCAGTTCGTCGGCGATGCCGGACAGCTCGGCCACCACCGGATTGGCCACGTAGCTTCCGGGGGTCTCGGCGTCCTCGGGGCGCGCGGAGGTGAACCCCGGCGCGCACAGGATGCGCGGGATGACCTTGGCTTCGGACTGCGCGGCCTTGAAGGCATGCACGCCGGTGAGCAGGGTGGCGTCGCCGACGACGTTGGACAGGGTGGCGGCCGCGTCGGCGCCCTCCTCGACGCGCACGACCACGACCAGCGCGCTGCACTGGTCGTAGATGGCGTCCACGGCGTCCTTGAGCGTCCCGGCCGTGCCGAGCAGCGCCGCCTTGCGCGGCTCGCCCATCAGGAGCACGGGCGTGTTGAGGGGAAACTCCTCGGCGTCCGCGTCGGGCGCGGTGCCGATCAGGCCGATGACGGACGATTTGACGGTCTGGATGGCGCGGATCCCGTCGCTGATCTCGACCACCTCGACGCCGTGCAGAAAGGATTCGGACATGGGTTATTCCTCCGTGGTCTGGGCTTCGGCCATCTTCGCCTTGCAGGCGTCGCAAAAGCGGCCGAGGTTGTGGATTTGGCCGGGCAGCAGCCGGAGTTTGCCGATGATGGAGTCCTCCGCGTAGCCGAGCATCGTTTCTTCGGCCATGACGCACCGCTTATTGCCGCCCACGCATCCGGACTTGGGGATGCCCCAGGCGTGGCCCGTCTCATGCTTGAGGGCGAAATACAGGGCCGCCGTCTGGAGCAGCAGCAGGGCAACGCCGCAGACGGTCCACCATCCGGACAGGCCGCAGGCCTTGGCCAACAGGAGCGCCAGCCCCGGCGCGTAGAGCCACCACTTGGGGCACAGGGCTATCAGCTTGTCCGTCGTGCTGGCGTAGGCGTACCGCCCGCGCGCGTGCGTCGAGCCCCAGTCGAGGCGGATGCGCCAGCCTGCGGGCAGCGTGGGGATACCGGGGATGCGCATCATTCCCCACCCCCCATCCGCTCGCGCGCGGCGGTGATGGCCGCCGTGGCCCCCTCGCGCGAAATGAGCACGTCGAGCAGCGTGGACAGGGCCTGACGCGTGGCGGTCCGAACGCCCGCGACCGTGGTCGCGGCCTCCAGCTCCACCACGGCGTCAGCCATCGCCTCGACCTCGCGCGGCCGGATGCGGCCACCGTCGAGTACGCGCGGGCTGTAGGGCACGGCCAGCCCGGAGCGGACCACGGCAATCGTCGTGCCCTGCAGGTCTGCCAGCCCCAGGAGCAATTGCACTATCTGCGTCGTATCCATCAGGACCTCCAAAGGTCTGCCTGGGCCAGCGTCAGCTCACCCGGGGTCATCACCATGCGCGCCTGCGCCCGTACCCAATCCCCCTCCCCGCTCTCCTGGTCGCGCCCGGCGGAGTAGGCGGCCACGTCGCCACGCGTCAGGCCCAGCGCGACCCTCCGATACGCCTGCGCGGGCTCATGCACCGCGCTGACGAGCTGATATTGCCCCGTGCCCACGCGTGTGACGGCCGCCCATTCGAGCGCCGCGAAATCGTCGGGTACCGTGGCCGCGACCCCGGCCTCACCGGCCGCAATGGCGACGGCGGGCGGCAGGTAGGCGGCGGTCGGTGCGGACGCCAGCGCGTGCGCGGTAATGTCGATGGAGTGCCGGTACTGGGGGATCTGGCGGGCCCAGGCCACGGCCGGGGAAATATAGACCGCCTCGCCGACGAC